TTCGGCGAACACCTCAAGGCCGGCTGGTACTACGGTTCCGGTGCGGTGTCGGACGGCACGAAAATCCGCAGCGAGCAGAAGCGGTTCATCTCCCATCAGGCTGCGATGCGGCTCGACAAGATGGGGATAAAGGAGTCCGACGTAGACGACGAGATATTCAGCCTGTTCAGGGCCGGCGATTTCCTTGGGCCTACAAATGCCGAGCAACTTATCAAAGCAGGCATCCCCGAAAGCCTGCACAGGAGGTATGCGATTTCGGCCGCCATGGTCACCGGATGGGCGGCAACCTCAAGCAAGGGCGCTCCGGCCATTGGGGTTCAATACGCCGCGTCGGACGTATTCAAAATCAAGCGCGCACACACGCGCAAACTCACAGACCAGTTGAAGAAGTTTCCAGCCTGGAAAGAGACGGTCGAGAAAATCAGAAAGCACAAGGTCGTTCATGCCGTCCTGAAGTCGCATCATGAGGCAACGCAGGCAGACCTCAAGAGCAAGGGGATAACAGAACTGACGCTTGTGCGGGGCTACGAAAGCAGCGCCAGGGTCAACCAGGGCGGGGACCAGGACGTACCGCTTCAGCCCGCGTCGAGTTTTTCGATGAGCAAGGCGGTCGCGGAGAGATTTGCCGGCACAGGAAAGAAGGCCAGACACTTGACGACAACCATCCCGGCCAACAAGGTTTTGTCCATGTGTACGACCGGCTTCGGATGTATGCACGAGCAGGAGATCGTTATACTCGGCGGTGTGGTTCGCGGTCGTCTGGTCGACAACAGGGCAAAGTGGTAGGTGCAAAATGACAGCCGACGACGAGTACGCGCTCAACCCAACGGGGAGCGACGAAGAGGGGTGGGACTACGGCGACGCGTCGCCGGATGACGACCTCGACAACGCCGATTGGCCGAAGCAGACCCCGGACACGCAGGCGGACCTCGACGCCGCCGTGGCAGCGCTTCCGCCGTCGACCCAGTTCATCCAAGGCAGCGGCTGGTACGCGTGGTTCGACTACGACACGATGGGGTGGGAGGCCGACGACGAGTCGGCGCCGCTGGGGATGCTCCGCGAGGAGTTCGGCGAGAGCCGCATCAAGGAATACATCGACTCCGACAAGACTCGCGCTGAACTGTACGAAGACGCTGTGGCGTTTCTTGCCAAGTGGGGCGTCAAGGCGACGATCGTCTCGTAGCCGCCCGCCGACTGACTTGCACCGCGCTGCGGCGGCTCTGTAGGCTACAGGTAGACATATTGCTCCGCGATGGATTTCGCGGAGAGCAGTGCGAGCGACTTGAGGATTCTTGTCGCGGCGTGCTTGCGGGAAACACCCCGCCAGCCGCCGCTTTTGTGCGTTTGGCTGGCTCAGACAAGGAGCAACAGCCAAATGGCTTCCAACCTCAAGCGTCTTCAGGATCGTGCCGCGGCCATCGCCGCTCGCCTCAACGAACTCGCCGACATCGAGGAGCGGTCGGAGGAGCAGACCGCAGAACTCCGTCGGCTGACGGACGAGGCGGACAAGGTCAAGTCCGATCTGGAGTTCGAGCAGAGGCTGGCCGCCAAGGAGGCGGAACTTCGCTCGGTGGTCGAGCGGGCCGCCCCGGCCCCCACGCCGGCCCCGGCCGAGGCGCCGAAGAAGGCCGAGATCCGGGCGATCCACCCGCATCACACGACCCTTCGGGCCTTCAACGACTCGGCCGAAGCGGTTGAGTCGGCCTATCGCTGCGGCCGCTGGCTCCGGGCCACGGTGTTCCGCAGCGAGGACGATCTCCGGTGGTGCCGTGACCACGGCGTCGAGAGCCGCGCCTTGAACGAGGGCAGCAACTCGGCCGGCGGCGCGCTGGTTCCCGAGGAGTTCGCCAACCGGGTCATCCGGCTGGTCGAGACCTTCGGCACCTTCCCCGGCGCCGCCGAGAACGTGTCGATGAACCGCGACACCCTCGTGGTGCCCAAGCGGATTTCGGGCACCACCGCCTACTTTGTGGGCGAGGGGTCGAGCGTGACCGAGAGCGAGCCGACCTATGCGAACGTCTCGCTGACGGCCAAGAAACTCGCGGTGTCCTGCCGGATGTCGAGCGAGGTTGTCGAGGATGCCCTGGTGTCGCTGGCCGACGCCGTGGCTGCCGAGTTCGCCACCTCGCTGGCGTACAAGATCGACACCTGCGGCTGGCTCGGCGACGGCACCAGCCAGTTCGGCGGCATCAACGGCGTCGTGAACAAGATCAACGACGGCACGCATACGGCGTCGGTGCATTCCGCCGCGTCGGGCAACACCTCGTTCGAGACCCTCGACATCGAGGACTTCCTCGGTGCCATGGGCAAGTTGCCGCTGTACGCCCGCCAGGGCGCCGCGTGGTACGTCTCTCCGGCCGGCTACGCGGCCAGCATCAGCCGCCTGAAGTACGCGGCTGGCGGCAACACGGTCGACAACCTCGGCCGCGACGCTGGCGAGACGTTCCTGGGATACCCAGTGCGAATGGTGCATGTCCTCAACAGCACGCTCGGTGCCGACACCAGCAAGGTGAAGGTTCTGTTCGGCAACATGGGCCTGTCCAGCATCTACGCCCGTCGTCGGGACTTCTCGGTGCGGCTGTTCGATCAGGTCTACGCGACCACCGATCAACTGCTCCTCCAGGGCACGATGCGATTCGATGTGAACCACCACTCCCTTGGCACGAACAGCGAGGTCGGCCCCGTGGTTGCCCTCCGTTCGGCCGCCTCGTGATAAAGGAGCCATGACAGCATGATTCACTCCCAGAACGAACGGATCGTCGCCGAACTGCCCACCGCTGCGGTGGGCGCCACGGCCACGGCCACGATGACGATTGACACCCTTGGCTACGACCACGCCAGCATCACGGTTGTGCGTGCCTCGAACGCGTCGACCGTGTTCGCCACCGCCGTCAAGGTCGAGGAGTCGGACGAGAGCAACGCCAACTTCTCGAACGTCACTGCCCTCGTCGGAGGCGGCACCGGTGGCTTCAGCATTCCGGCCATCTCTGTGGCAGGAACCGCCTCGGCGGCTGTGCTGAAGATGGATGTCGACACCAAGGCGAAGAAGCGATACCTCAAGGTGTCCTACTCGCCCGGTGCGACCGCCACGGTTGGCATCGTCGCGCGGCTCGGCCGCGCCGAAGAAGCACCCGTGACGGCTGCGGAAACCAACGTCATCGGTCTGGTCAAGGGCTGATCCCGTACAAGCGGGACGGCCAGTGACGGCCGGTCAAGGCGCAAGGATGCGCGCCCGCTCCTTACAAGGAGCGAAAGATGCTGGTTCGTGTAGGTCAGTGTGAAGCCGAGGTCAAGGTGGCCGCTCTGATGAGTTGCCCCCGCCTCGGCTTCACTGATAATTTCTTCTGCGTCACCGCAGCGCTGGCACCACACCGGATCTCGCCGATCAAATACACCGGCGCGTTCTGGGGGCAGTGCCTGCAGCGGTGCATGGAAGACACGATCGAGTCGCACGATGTCATTCTGACGATCGACTACGACACGATCTTTACGTCGAGGACCGTCGAGGCGCTCCTCACGCTGATGATGTATTCGGGGTACGACGCAATCGCCCCGCTGCAGACCAAGCGCGAGGCCAATACGGTCATGTTCGCCCTGCCGGGCGTCAGCCCGGAGGACAAGGCGACCGTCGAGGCGGATTGGTTCTCGAAGCCGGTGCAGCCCGTCGAGACGGCCCACTTCGGCTGCACGTTCATCCGAACGTCAGCCATCAAGAAGATGGGCAAGCCGTTCTTTCTGGCCCAGGCCAGCGACAGCGGCGACTATCGCGGTGGGCATATTGACGAGGACATCTACTTCTGGAAGAAGTTCTGCTCCTCTGGCAACAAGTTGGGCATCGCAACCAACATCAGCGTTGGTCACGCCGAACTGATGATCACTTGGCCGTCGCGGTCGGTCCCGGACGGCAAGGTTCAGCAGCACTGCACCGAGTTCTGGAATCTGGACAAGACCCCGCCCGAAGACGCCTGGGGGTTCATGAAATGAGAGTTCGCATCGTCAAGCCGTTTGGCGGCTACAAGGTCGGCAGCGAGTTCGAGTGGGGCGACGGCATGGCCCGCGTGCTGGTCGCGAGAGGCCTCGTCGCCCAGGTCGAGGACCGCGCGGTCGAGGTGGCGGCCGTTGAGCGGCAGGCGGAACGGGCTGTCCAGCCGCAAGGAAAGAAGAGGTTCAAGTGACCATCACTATCCGCTACGGCATCCCCGGCGAGCCGTCGTCGAGCGTCACGCCGTACCGCAGCCTCGTTCGCCACACTGCGCCGGCCGTCGAGCCCGTGACGCTTGCGGAGGCGAAGGTTCAGTGCCGCGTCGACTCCAGCGACGAGGATTCGTACCTGACGACGCTGATCTCGACGGCGAGGCAGTATGTCGAGGAGATCCTCGACATTTCGATCATCACGACCGTCTGGGAGGCGCGCTACGACTGCTTCCCGCTGTGGGAGATTGTCCTGCCCAGGCCGCCGATGCAGAGCGGTACCGTCACGGTCATCTATCGCGACGAGGCCGGGACGAATCGGACGATCACCAGCGCGGCGTCGGCCTTCCAGATCGACCACTACGCGACCCCTGGCAGGATCTATCCCAACTATCAGGAGACTTGGCCGGCGGTTCGAGGCGACGAGAACAGCGTCACCGTCCGCTGGTCGGCCGGGTACGGCGCCTCCGGCGCCAGCGCGCCAAACACGCTCAAGCACGCCATCCTGCTTCTCGTGGCGCACTGGTACGAGACCCGGCAGCCCGTGGTCGCCGGCTACTCGCAGATCCTCCCGATCCCGACGACGTTCGACACCCTGATGGCCGCGTCAGGGTGGGGCGGATACCGATGACGCTGGCCGCGCAGGTTGTTGTCGACATCAAGGCGACGAAGACGGCTCAGTCTGGGCTTACGTCGTCTGTCGATCAGCACCCGCTCAGTATTTCCGTCTCCGTCGGCGACTGCTCGAAGGTCTGGAGCGACCGCAGGGCCGTCGGTGCCTTTGGTTTCGACGACATCGACTTCTCCACGCTCGGCGTCTCGGCCGTCAAACTCCTGTGCGTCAAGAACTTGTCGTCGTCGGACATGGCGCTTTCGGCTGGCTACAACGGCGTGGATTTTCGGAACTTCATTGTTGACACGCTGGCGTGGAACTTCGCCCCAATGATCAACCTCGGCAGCCTGACGCTGCGGGGAATGCCTATCCGGGCCGGCGGCTCGTATCTTCTGTCGTGCCCGAACTCCAGCGGATTTGCCACCACCTCGGGCGGCAGCCGCCTGCGCATCGGCGGCGTGAGCGGCTCGTCCTACGAAATCTTCGTTATGGGGAACTGACCGATGCCGCTTTCAGCCCAAGTCCTCCTATCCATGGTCGCCCACGAGTCGTCGAGTGGAGACTTGTCCAGGCAGATGCGAGTAACTCCCGCCACCTACGCCGTCGCGTTCTCGGACGGCACTGGAGCGAACCAGGCGCAGGTTGCGTTCAGCGCGTCCGCGACTGTTCAGGATAACGGCGACGAGGTGTATGCGTTCTCCGGCTTCGCTGACGATCGCGGGACGATCGCGATGGCAGCCCTCAAGGCTGTCTATTTCAAGAACACCGGCACCGTCGAACTTGAACTCGGGAGGGCCGGCGATTGGTATTCCGGCCCATTCGTCGCTGAAAGAGGCGTCCTTGTGCCCCCTGGAGGCGCGGTCGCGCTGGTCGCCCCGGGGGCCGCAGGATGGTCGACCGCAGGCACCACCGCCGGGATTGCCGTCTTCAACGCAACTGAAACTGCCGGCTCATACGAAATCGTCCTCATTGGCGAGGGCACAGTCTCGTGAACATTGGCAAACTCCGCGACAGAGTGACCATTCAGCGGCCGTCGGAGTCTCGCAGCCCGTCTGGCGAGACCACGCTGTCGTGGGTCACGGTCGCGACTGTCTGGGGCAGCGTTGACGGGCTGTCTTCAAGGGACATCCTCCAGGCCCAGCAGGCAAACGTCGTGGCCACGCACAAGATCCGCATTCGCTACCGCAGTGACGTTGTCCACACCGACAGGCTCATCTGCGACGGCAAGACGATGGAGATTGCCAGCGTCGTGTCCAGGGACAACAGCACCGCGCTGGAAATCCTCGCCAAAGAGGTGCAGTAATGTCTCTCGCAGCCGCACGCGCTTTCGTTCGGATCGACGTTCGAGGGGTCGAGCCCGTCATCGACACACTGGAGAACGTCGCCGGCATCCTGGCCGCCGGCACGACACTCGAAGCCATCATGAGCCGGGCGGCTCGGCCGATCGTCAACACCTACCGGGCGGCAGCGGCGAGGCACGACGCCACCGGGAACCTCGCCCGCAGCACCACGAGCAAGGTGCGGACCTACCGCCCCGGCGTCACTGTCGCCATCGCCGGCCCAAGGCACACCGGCAACCAGGGGGCCACCGGCGAGGTTGCAAGCGGGAATCACAGTTGGCTGGTGGAATTTGGGTCAAACGGCCGCCGCCGACCGCAGTCTCGCGGAACCCGCAAGACCTACGTCAACGTCCACCAGATCATCAATCGCCGCATGACCAAGGTGGCCAAACTCGAAGACAGCGACGATTTTTCGAGGCGCGGCCGTGGGTACTACTTCCTGATGTCCTCGTGGCGGGAGCCGACGAGGCAGGCCCGTGCCGGCCGTGGGTACACCCACGACTTCCTTCCGGACGCCGGAGACGGCCCCCGGCCGTTCACCCTGCACCCGGGCGAGGACTACGGTGCCATGCCGGCCTATCACCTCATGGAAAACACCATCAACGCCCGGCGGACCCAGGTTCAGGGCATCATCCGCAACGGGCTGATCGACGCGATCAACGCCGCAGTCTCGGGGGCTCTCTGATGCTTCTGCTGCCGGAACGGCATATCTACACGCGGCTGACTTCGGCCCCGGGCGTGGCCCGGCTGGTCGGGTTCCAGATTTACCCGATCGCCGTGCCCAAGGGGGCCGCCATGCCGTTCATCATCTACAAGCGGGCGAACGTCCGTCGCGAGGGCACGCTCTCGAACACCCCGCTTTTCATGCCCGAGGTCTCCATGCAGGTGGCCTCGTGGTCGCTGTCCTACGACGGCGCGAAGGAGTTGGCCGACGAGGTCCGGCTGGCCTTGGATGGCCACACTGGCACACTATCTGGGGTTACAATACACGATATGAGGCTGGTGTCCGAGGTCGACGACTTCCTCGATCCCACGGCGGTCGGGGCGCAACTGCCCCCAGCCTACGAAGTGCGGCAACTGTTTCAGATTCGTTGGACTGAGGCTACCGGCTAACACTCTCTCGCGCAAGGAGGCGCACGCAAATGTCCGTTTCGTCACAGGGAATGACGTTCACGTTCGGTGGCAGCACCATCACCGTGACTTCTGTGCAGGTCAATGACTCGCAAGACCTCCTCGACGCGACCCACCTTGGCATCGCCCCGAACGCGCGGCGTGTGTTTATCGGCGGCTTCGCCACCGAGCGCGAGGTGCAGATCGACTACATCTCGACCACGATCCTCACTGCCGGCGTGTCTGGGCAACTCAGCATCTCGGGGCCGTTTTCGATCAGTGGCACCGCGACCTGCTCGACGGCCAGCATCGGCGGCTCGGTGGGCGACTTCGTGCGAGGCTCTGCCACCTTCCGGCTCGCTTGATCAATGCGTGACGGGAGGCGGCAGTGGCGATCTCGTCGCATGGCACGACTTTTTCGTTCAGCGGGTTTTCCGCGAACGTCACCTCTATCTCGATAGAGGAGGCGCAGAGCGAGGTCGTCGACATGACGGCCATCGCCGACCCCGTGGGCTACCGGCGGCTGGTTGCCACCGGTGCCATCCTCACGGCGCCCAAGGTGTCGATCGAGTTCATCCGGACTGCGACCACGCCTGCCCCGCTGTTCATGCAGGGGGCCACCGGGACCCTCTCAATATCGTCTCCGAGTATCAACATCACCAAGTTGGCCGCCGTGGAGTCCCTCACGCACGAGATGGCTGTTGGTGACGTTATTCGCGGGCAGGCGTCTTTTTTGATCAACCTCACAGACTAAGCGACAAAAGGAATCCCATGGCTCTCAGCAAGACTGCAATCCTCGCTGCGAAGGACGTTCGACTCAGTGATGCCATTCCGGTGCCGGAATGGAAGGGCGATGTGTTCGTCAAGACGCTCTCCGGCCTTGAGCGAGACGCGTTCGAGGAGTCCTACGCCGAGCAGAAGATGAAGTCGTTCCGCGTCCGGTTCCTCGTCCTGACGCTGTGCGACGACTCCGGCGAACGCCTGTTCTCGGACGACGACACTGACGCGCTTGGCAAGAAGTCGAGCGTCGTCATCAACCGGCTGTTCGAGAAGGCCTGGGCACACAACGCCTTTACGCAGGAGGCTGTGGAAGGCCTGGGAAAAGATTCACCGAGCGACCTGAGCGGAGATTCTATTTCCGCCTAGCGCTCGCGCTTGGCATGACCGTCAAGAGGCTGTTGAGTGAGATTGACTCCGAAGAACTGAGCGAGTGGTTCGCCTACGACCAGAGGTGGCCGCTCCCTGACCATTGGTGGCAAACGGCACGAATCTGCCGAACCATCATGGCGGCGAGCGGCAACTACAAGCGGGTGCCTGAAGAGAAAATCTTCGTCCCGTCAGTGGTACGGCCGCACCAGACTCAGGAAGAGATGTGGGCTGAACTGGCGAAACTGAAGTAACAAAATGGCACTGCTCGGCAAAATCTCGGCTGTCCTGACTGCGAACACGCAGGACTTCAGTCGCCAGATCGGCACAGCACGCCGTGAACTGAATCAGTTCGCCCAGCAGGCTCGTGGGCTGCAGTTCAATCTCGACAACCGTGCCCTAAACGGCACGCTGACGCAACTCCAGCGGTTCCAGCGGACGCTGCGGGAGATTCAGAACCTCCAGCGGCAGGGGCTCGGCGCTGGCCTTCCAGATCCGGGCCGGCTGCGGCAGCAGTTGCGAGCGTTCGAGGATGTCGGCAGGCCGCTGACCGATGTCAAAAATCAGGTCGAGCGGCTGTCGAACGCCCTGCAGTCCCAACTGACGCCGGAACTCAACCGGATTCAGGGAGGGTTTCAGCGGCTGTATCGTGAAATCGGCTCTGGCACGACGACGATCTCGGCCGCCGAGCAGCGGATCGACAACCTGCGTGCCAGAATCGTGGCTCTCGGCCGGGCGACGGCAGCCGCAGGCGACTTTGGCCGGCTGGCCGACGCCCTCAATGCCAACAATACGGGTGGGTCGTTCTTCCAGGCCAGGGCAAGAGACTCGCTCCAGCGGTCGCTTGACCTGCGAAACCGCGCCCAGGCCGTGCCGGCGGCCTTCCGGTCGGATGTATTCGCCGACCTCGCCGTGCAGGCCGAGGAGAGCGCCGAGCGAGTGGCCAGGGCTGCGGCCCGGGTGGCCCGGGCGCAACTGATTATCGCGAACACCGAGCGAAACGGACGCGCTGTCACGCCGCGACAGTTGCAGTTTCGCGGCATCGCCCAGCAGAGGCTCGACAGCGAGGTCTCTCGCCAGGAGACGATCAATAGCCTTTTTGACCGAGAACTCCGCAGCGCGAGCATCCGCCAGATTGTCTCCCCGCAGGCCGCGTCTCAGGTCGACAAACTCACCGAAAAGTTGTCCTCGCTGTCGGCAAAACTTCGAGACGGCGACGATCAGAGGTTTGACGGGCTGATCTCATCTGTCGGCCGGGTCATCGAGCAACTCAACCGCAGCGAGGTCTCGGCGAAGCGGGCGAAGCAGGCCATCGAGGCGCTGGCAGCCGCAGACGCGACGAAGGCTTTCGGGAGAAGCGGTTTCGACAAGGCTGACGCGCTGATCAGAACTGAATCAGAAAGGACGATCGACAAGATCAGGCGCGACGCCCAAACTCAGCGAAACAACATCATCGGCGCTAGCCCGATCCTCGGCAGAAGGCGACAGGCGTCCGTTGCCGCAGTGAACCTTCGGGAAGACATCGCCCTGTCGCGAGAGGAGTTCAACAGAAGCGTCGCGGGGCGTTTCGATGATCTTTCTTCGAGGGTCAAAGACCTCAAGAGCGCCGGCGTAGCCGGAGAGTTCGACAAAATCAGGAAACTGGCCGCCGACGCAAACTCGACACTCCGTTCAGCATTCGATGCAAAGACGACGGCCGCAGGCGCGCAGGGGTTAGACAACTACAGAGCAAAACTGGCAGCGCTGCTTCCAGAACTCGACGCATTTGAGTCAAAACTCAAGTCAGCGGAGACTGCCAGAAAGCGGTTCGACCAGTTTCTCTCCATCTCCGGCAGCCGCAGCGACAAACTCGGCGCCGACCTTGAGCGCGCGGCAAGTTTCATCTCTACCGGGCGACAGTTGGCCGGAAACTTCGAGGCAGGAAACATTTCTGGCCGCAGAACAGTCGAGCAGGCAATCGACCGAGACCTGAAGTTCTTTGAGAAACTCGCCGCCAAGCAGCAGAAGATCGCCGACGGAAAGTTCAAGAGCGAGGAAAGCAGGAACCGCGCCAGGCGCGCTGTCGAGTTCGCGGCAAGGCAGCGAAGTGATGCATTTATTGACACGGTATCTGATGCGTCCCGAGAGGGCGGCGCGATTGGCATTAGCCGTGACCGCGCCAGGGCCATAGCCGAAAGAGGGCTAAAGAACAGGGGTTCTTTTGGAGTCGGCAGCGCCGCCGTGGCGCAACTGGCGGCGCAGCAGGGGCTTTTCGCCATCGACGATCTGATTTCGGC